CGTCAGTGAGGCTGAGAGCGCCAGCAATGAGGGGGTGGTTCTTCCGGAGTTTATTTTGGCCAAGCCATCCGGCGAAATGCAAACATATGGGTCACAAGACGAGTGGGCCAACAGCTATGCGGACCTGATGTTACAGATGCGGCAGTACGACAAGCTGCCAGCAGAGACGCGCCGGTCCCGGTTGAAGGAGCTGGAGGAGTGCAACGCTGAGACGCTGGGTCAGATCGATGAAGCCTTGGCCGCCGAGCTGAAGGACAAGCGGATAACCTACAACAAGCAGCTATCTGTTGAGGCAAAGGAGGGTGGTGATGAAGCACGGACTTACGCTCAAGCAAAAAGCGGTGTTTGATTTCATCCGTCTTTACATCCGAGCAAACGGTGTGTCGCCGTCGGTGCGTGACATTGCGGACGGAAAGATAGATGGCCAACAGGTTATGTCACCACGCACCAGCTTGCAGTCGGTTCATCGTATGATCAAATGCCTTGAGCAACGCGGCTGGATTCAGTCGCTGCCAGGTCAAGCCAGATCGATCACGATTTGCGACTAGCCTTGCCAACCATGCCATAGGCGATAGCGAACGCTTGCTTGCGGGGCTTGCCCTCTTTCATCAGCGTCATCGCCTTGGCAGCCACCTTCTTGTCAAAGGCTTCTTTCTTCGCAGTCTTGGCCATTAGCTCTTCTTCCTAAATAAATCACCATCTGCCTTTTTCACCGATGCCTTGCCCTTGGCATGGGCCTTCAGTCTAGCGACCGCCCACTGGTGAGCTGACATCCCGGCTCGACTCCCAGAGCTATAGAAAGCCCCCAACCCTCTGCGGTAAATCGCGTTGGCCCTACTTGCTCCAAACATATCTTGATATTTTTTGGGTGCCGCCATTAGGTCTTGCTCCTCTGTTTGCTGATCCTGTCCATCATGGCCGGTGTCAGCATGCCCATGCGATAGAGCCGGCGGGTGCGTTTGATCTCGGCCCTAGTCTTGTCCGGGTCTTTCGAGCCGCGCACATACTTCGATGGCAGGCCCGACTTCTTGTCCTTCGGGACAGGCTTGAACCGTCTCATGCTGGCACCTCAATCAAAGCTAGACGATCGGATATCCGCTTGGCCCGGTTGGGGGTCTGTCTCGCCCACCGGCTCCGCAAAATCTCTTCAGCCAGGTCGCCCCAGTTGTGATCGTTGGCGTAGGCAATAGACCGCTTGAATTTGCTGAAGGTTGGCCGGCCGAGCTGATAACACATATTGGCCAGGCAAAGCTGGGCTGGCTCTGGGAACGCATCAAAGTCATCGAAGATAATCCGGCAGTCATCGATGGTAACGGCAATGTCTGAATCAAACAGCTCATCAATGCGCTCATCGCTGATGGTGTCGCCCACTTCCATCGGCCACTCCGGGTCATCAGCAGTAATTAGGTGGCCTATCCCTACAGTCCTTTTCTGCAAACTGCACAGATACACCGCGTTCCGGCGTCCTTCATCAGAAGCAATCTCTTCACGCAATTTGTCGATGTTCATTTCTTCAGCCCCTTTATTCCGCGTAGCCCAAAACTGGCAGCGATTGATGCGTACATGGCCCATTGAAACCAGTCCGGTGTGGTGGCCAATACCTCGAACCCACGATCTACATACGGTTGCAGAGGAGGGACGAAGCACATGGCAATGATGGCTATGAACAGGATCGTCCAGGCTTCATCCTTCCAGCTATCCTTGCTGGCCTCGGCCATGATCTTTTCCCAGCCGGCTTCATGCGTGGCAGCGACTTTCATTACCTCGGCCTCGGCCTCTGCCTTGGCTACCTTTACCCTAGACTGTGCGGCCTTCTCCTCTGCTTTGCCCTTGAGCCAGCCGCCGGCAAGCTCCGCTATGGCGGGTATCAATGACTGTATCATTCGTAATCCACCCTAATGCACATCATCTCTTGGTTGTCTTCGCGCTCTATGTCCCGATCAATCTTGACTGCCTTCTGGTGACATTGCTCTACAGTGTCGGCATCAATCAGCGGCGCGACGTTGTAATTGAACGGCGACACAGCAGTCACCAAGATGACCACCCAGACCGTGTTCATTTTTCAGACCCTAACCACACAGCAAACGCGCCAGTCATTGCGCCAGTAACCGTGGCTGTTAAGGCTGTTGCTTGTGAGGTCATTGCGTCAGGCGGCAGCGACATGAACCATTCGATCACGCGGATATACATGAATGTCATAACGAACATCATGATGCGCGGCAGAATCTTCCAGGCCAGGAACCGCTCCATAGTTACTTCCATTATTGCAGCCCTTTCAGATATTGGACGAATAGATACAACACTGCTGCACCCACGATTAGGATTGCTGGTATGACAGTCCACATGATGATGGCGTCACGCACCTTGGCCCGTCGTTCCAGCTCTTCTTTTTGCAACTGACGTTGCCGAGCTATCTCGGCTTGCAGCCTTTCCCACTGGCCGGGCTTTCCGAAATACTGAAAAATCTGGTGCATCTCTGCCCGCATCTTGGTCAGTTCTTCTTTACGGAAAAACTCATCAATGCCAGCTTGCTCTGCGCCAGTTAGCCTAGAAAAGATGCTGTTCTTTTTTCTGGTCGCGCCAAAATTTAATTCAGCTTCAGCCTTGGCATATTTGGAGATCGGCCCCGATAGGCTATGCAAATCCTTGCCAGCTTTCACCGCTGAACTGATTGCCGAGCTGGCCGCAGAAATTGCCGCAAAGGCTGACATGGGGTCTATCATCAGTAAATCCTGGCATCCTTATCTACCAGCTCCGGCAGACAAAAACTGGTGATGGTCTTTCCCTGCTTGGACAGTCGTTGTGCGAAGTACACGCAGTCATCGACGCTGCGAAAATACATATCATTACTAACGAGGCGCTTGTCCTCACCTACGCCCACATAAACAAAGAGTAAGAACACATGGATCATCCATTAATTATAATCCCGATGAGCAGCAGTATCGTTGTGCCGGCACTCCCAACCATGATTGCTTCGAGGCGCTTGACGCGACTAAGTAGCTCGACAAAACGCTCCTGGCTGAGAACTGTCAGCGTGTCCAGCTCGGCCTTGATTGACGTTACGGTAGGCTTGCTCACTTCTTCTTCGCCGCCTTCTTGGCCGGCGCTTTCTTGGCTGGCTTCGGAGCTGGTGCCGACTTCGGCTTCAGCTTCGGGTTAAGGTCATAGAGGTGGGGCATGAAGGTTCTCCCAAGTGTGTGCAATATCTCTTTCAAACGTCTGAACATTGTACAGTCCCGTCAAAAAAAATCAGTCAGCGTCCTTGATGGTCAAGTCACCGACTGCGACCTGTCGCATGATTTCGGCATATTCTGAGTTTGCTGGGTCAAGAGGTACACCGTATGTAGCCCCATCAATGACCGCTTTAATACCGATGTTTTCATTTGTGGTTGCATCAGCAATATACTGTGCAGATGTAATGTTCATTTCATTCATTTTTACAACTCCGCATTAATGCTAAACGGACTGAAAATATAAGCGCCTGCCAATCTGTTATCAGTGAGTCCAGACAATCCGGTAAAACTAACGCCTAAATTTGGTTCAAAAGTAGGAGTTCCTTGTACAGTAGGTGTAACATTAGTTGCATTATTGTAACCGCTTGGCCCAATAGCATTAAGTGAAGCTATTGTACTAAATGTAGGTGATGCCCTCATAACAACAGGCATGGGAAAATTGCAGTTTGAAATTTGACTTGTTCCATTTCCTCTGCCCACAAAGACAATATTAGTGCCGTCGGATGTGTCGGGATAATTCACGAAGTACCTCTGACATCTACGCAACTCATCGCCAAAAGACCGATGCTCAAACGGCGTGGCCTGTTCGCCTATTTCAAACTGGCATCCGGTCAAATACCATTCATTGCTTGCGCTATCCATAAAGTTCACTTGATTGCTCGTCGCACTAAAGCTGTCGCTTTGTATCCAGCTGTCTGCTGACACATGGTCACTTGAGCCAACCGCAAGCCACCAAACAATTCTAAAACCTTCTGACGTGCTTGTTGTGATGGCCTGTGTCGTGTTTGCCGGAAGCAAAATAGTTTTATGCTCCCAAGTGTCAGCCGACGAGATTGTGTATTCTTTAACGTGCAAATACTTTTCAGATGAGGTGCTGCTACCGTTGTTCATCCCAAACATGACACAATATGTACCGGTTTTGTTTGACCTGACCCAGAAGGAAAGCGTTGCACTCTTACCTGTGGCTGCACCATAGGCTAGGCGTTTCATTGTATCGCCTTCAATGCGCTGACCGATACCAGCATTGTCACTGCCGCTGGGTGTAACAGCCGCATCAGCCTCAACCTTCAAACTGTGCGTTAATCCTGTTCCAGCAGGAACTGTGGTCGATTGCGTAATTGTTGTGTCAAAATTAAACGATGAGCCAACGTGACGAAGCCAACGGTCTGTTGTGTATGAAGCAGCAGTTGTTTCTGAAAACGTAGTGCCTCTTTGACTTATCAGATGCTGACCATTAATGAGCATATTCCTGCCTGTCAGTCCACCGGCATCAGCCGAACCGGCCAAGTCTGCGAAATCTCTTGCTCTGCTCATGATCCGGCCTCCAGTGTTGCGATACGAGCCTCAAGTGCTGTGATTGTTGCTTGCTGTTCTTGGATGGCCTTAATGCACAGCGATACCATATTGCCGTAACTCAATGCGTCAGGCTCGTTGTCATCGTTGTACTGAACGAACTCTGTCAATCCAGCGTCATGCACTTCTTCGGCAATCAAACCGCCGAATACTGTGTCTCCGTCGTTGTTACCCTTGTATGTAACAGGACGCAGTGTCAGCAATTCTGTCAGACCGTGAACACTTTCGGTGATAGTGTTTTTGTAACGGCGAGATGATGTTGACCTATAAAATTGACCAACGCTGGCCTCGATGTGTACGTTTGCGGCGGCGGCTGTGACATTTGAATATGTTGGTGGTGACTGTAGATGGCCGCTGCTGTTGATACGCATCCGCTCTGCATTGTTGGTCTTAAAGGTTATCGGATCACTGGTCACAGCATTAATCTGAAACTCGTTTGTGTCGGACTGTATCTGTCCAACCTGCGTTCCATTAGCCATGAAACGCATTATCGTGCCGGTTGTTCCTTCAATGTGAATGTTGCGATAATTTGATGTGTTGGTGATGGTGCCGGTGCCGATTCCTATATCGCCGCTTGAACCCTGCACAAAGAAAGCGTTAGTACTGGCGTCACTCTCAACGCGGAAGTCTACGTCTACACTATCTTCGTTAAATACAGTTTCCGTTGGTGTGGCTGACAGGCGTGACCTAGACGTTCCAGCGACCTGCGTCACCAAAGACCAAGTTGCATCTTCAGAACCATCGCTGACATCTGTTGCAAGCACCTCAATCCCACAAAATGCGTGACTTGCACCGGCATCGTTATCAGCAGTCCAACTAATAAATCCGATAGCATCACCGTCAGCGGGAGAAGCAGAATCTCTTGTCAGCAACAATTCTGGGCCACGACCACCATCTGCGTCTGTAGACTTGAGTGTAAGGTTTGCACTATTGTCGTCAGTAGTGATTGTGCAGCCGTCACTTGCAGTGAAGCCGCCTGTGATTGCCACGCCCGTGCTGGTCGTTTCGATCTTCTTGGCGTTGTCGTAGTAAAGCTCGACTGCGCCGTTGGCTGTAGTGTCCACAAACAATTCACCACTGCCAGACTCAAGAGCAAGGTTTGTTGCTTGTATCCGTAAATCACCACTACCTTGTTCACGAATGAAGCTGTGACTACCGTTGTGGTGGATAATCAAATCTTGTGAAGCACCAAAACGTGCCTGATCGTTATCGCCAAAGTTAGCATTACCAGCAAAAGTTACCGCACCAGCAAATGTGCCGCCATTGGTCTTGCTCACCATGTCAGCCGTGGTAAATGACTTGAACGCATAGATGTTCACAAGGTCATTGGCAGCAGCACCAGAAGCCAGCACAACGCTTGTTCCGTTAGTAGCTGTAAAGTCAGACGGGTCGAGGACAATGCCGTTCATCACCACCTGGAGATTGTCTACGGTATAGGACAGCGTGGCGCTGTTGTCGTCGGACCCAGAGAACGTGGTCTGCCCATTGGTCGCTGTATACTCGTACAGGATCAGACTGGCCTGACCTGACGCTACATTTACATAGCTTAGATTGCCCGACCCGTCAGTTTGCAGCACTTGGCCGTTGGTGCCGTTGTTTGGTGGCAATGTAAAATTTACATCTCCGCTATAATTTGCGTGTGCCGGAGCCTTGATTGAAACCTTATGTGCGTTGCTACTTTCGCAATACATATCAATCTGGGCTGGTGAGCCGGTGCCACTTCGCATTTCGACTAGACCATCACTGATCGAGACCCCACCACTAGATCCATTGCCATCAAGGTTCACCTTGCCTGATCCGTTTGGTAACAGGTCGATGTTCCGATTGCTGGTAGACACAATATCGTGTGTCACGACATCAAGGTCGCCACCAAGCTGGGGCGAGGTGTCATCAATAACGTCATTCATATCACCAGAGCCACTGCCGGCTGGGCCTGCTGGCCCTTGCGGCCCGGTGGCTCCAGTGGCCCCGGTGTCACCTCTAGGAATGGTGAAGTTGAAGGTGGCCGCGCTGGATGAGCCAGCATTGGTCACCGTTGCAGAGCTACCGGCAGAGCCTGTTGTAACCGTGCCGACCGCAATCGTAGCAGCCGCACCGGCAGCGCCAGTGGCACCCGTGTCACCTTGAGCGCCCTGCGCCCCGGTAGCGCCAGCCGCGCCAGCCGGTATGCCCAGAGTGAACGCAGCAGTGCCGCCAGATACGCTGACAGATGCGGTGGGTGACGCGCCGGCTGATAAGCCGCTGACACTGACTGATGCATCGGTGACTTGCTCAACGGCTTCTGGGTTGCCGGTCGAGCTGTTGAAAGCCAGAGCCTTGCCAGCCCTAGTGGCCTTGGCCGGCAGTGTCATATCAATGTTAGTCGGGTCATTGACCGGGGCGAGTAGGGCGCGGCTGTCGCGTTCTTCCCGGTCGCCGATCAGCATGGTCTGGGTATCAAAGTCTGATTCCAGCGAAGCTGCGGTGATTGTACCGCCGGCGGTGTAGACAGATGTCCTGGCTGCTGGCACGTCGGACAGAATGGTAACGACGGCGTTGTTGGCTGGGATGTTGCCGCCAGTAAACTTGATGCGGCCCGTGCCGTCGGTGTTCAGGCCGGCAGCATTGGAGCTGTTCACGACGTTGTAATGGCTGCTTGCAGTCTTCAGCGTACCATCGACATAGACTTTCACGTCAGTGGTAGCGTTGACCTGGAAGCTGAAATCGAAGGCATCATTGCTGCCGTCGCCGGTGCCTACGACGCGCCTGACTTGATCGTTAACACTAAACGTAGCCATTCTTTACCCCTTGCTTCTGGTCTTTGTACACTAAAATCATTGAAAAGTCATCGTCCTGAACTCTAGGCCTGGGAACTCCTTCTTTAGCAACGCTCGGGCAGATTTGCGTCTAGTTGCTACAATCTTCGACATTTCATCAAACCGGTCGTCGTCAGCCATAGTGCTGTAAACCTCGCCAGTTTCCGTAGTCGCATCGACCAGGCCATTAAGAGCGCCCAGCAAATTGTTGGTTGCATCGTAGCCAAAGTCGCCAGGCATTCTGCCGGACCCATCCACCTCATTGGTGAGCTGGACAAAGCGGTCATATTGGTCGGCGTTCATCCTAACACCATCAATGCGATCTTGATGTCGTGTAGTCACCACACCAATGCCAGTCTCCGACAGCCGTATAATCTCTAGGTCCAGCGGCGTATATTGGCCAGACTGTACCCGCACCGGGTTGAATGTTTCGTCTAGCCGGCCTTCGCCCTGGGTGAGGGGTCTGCCCCACCAATCACGATTAGGCTTTAGCTCTGCACTGAAATATGGGTTCCGGGCCTTGGCCTTCTGCAATGCGCTATAGAAGCCCTGCAAGATCATCGGTGATTCAGTGATGTAGTCGCCGCCCAGAATATCAGGCGTATACCCAGCCGGCAGCTTGGTGCTGCTGGCCATCGGATCGTTCAGGCGCTCCAGTGTGGCCCCAAAGCTGGACTGGCCGATCAGCGGATACTTGCCGTCAGTCAGCGTGTTGGCGGCATAGCTGGCCATGCCAAAGGTAGCGCGGTCCACATTGCCAATGATATTGGTGCCGATATTGCCAGCTTGCTCTCCGAAATATTTGAAAACTCTGTTCGCGCCGTCTTCCGTCGTGCCACGGCCTTGAATCATTGAACTCAATTCGCTCACGCCTTGGAGGAACGGCATGTTGGTGGCGTACTCTGCGGCCGACAGCGTGTAAGCCTTAGCCATCAGCGACAGCATTTCTGGGTCATCTTCATATCGGGCGTATTCAGCCATGTCGGCCCCCATCGCCAGCATTGCTGACATTGGGTCAAATCTGCTGAAGCTCTTGAACCGATAGCTGCCATCTTCTTGTTTGAAGCCAATAGAGTAGGGCGGGACATTGGCAGACCGGCTGACGCCTTGGCGGGTGGCAAACTCTTTGCCGAGCCGGCCAGTGACAATGATGTCATCGCCATAGTAGCCTGAAGCTATGCCGTACATCGTCATCGCTACAGTGTTACCGACTGCCAGCTTGGCCAGTGCATCATCAAACTCAACGCCACTGATAGGCTTGTTGCCAGCCGGTAGCAGCTTGCCACCCGGCGCGTTCTGTTTGATGTAGCGATAGATCGGCGAAAAGTTGAGTGTCCGATCAAAGGTCTGTTGCACGATGTTGGTCGGTGTGTTTACAAACGGGACAACAAAACGCATCAATGGTATTGATGAAATCGTTCTTGCGGCATCGCCAAAGTAACCTTCCGGCGCGTTTTGAAACGTCATCTGCCGCGCTTCGTCTTTCATCATCTTGACAATGGCGTCATCAGGTTCGCTGAACATCCGCACATACGCTTGCTGTGCTATAGCCTTCGCATCTTCGCGGGATGCACCGGCGCGACGGGCATTCTGATAAGCCATCTGGCTGGCACGGTAGCTCTCACGGTACAACACCCGCCGCTGGGTGATCACCTTGAAATACTCATCCTCCGACGCTAGGAACCGGCCCGGTAGCCTAGTCGCCACACCCAGCGTATCAATCGCTGATTTAGAGAAATCACCCTGGGCAAAACCAGCAGCTATTTCAGCCAGGTTGTCTGTGCTGCCAAATGATCGCCGTGACCGCAGATCGATCTTCGACACAAGGTCGGAGCTTTCGCCGGTGATCATGGTCTTGCTCATCAGAAGGAAGGCATCCTTCTGGGCCATCATCAGGCCATGCGCCTCGGCCAACGCCTCGCCCATATATCTTTGATCACCAACTTCACCGACCCTACCACCCAGCGTCCGCACGGTGCCAATCATACCGGCTAGGCCACGCTCTAAGCCTGTCTGTATTTGGAACACGGCGTTGCCGGCTATATTGACGACGTGGGTGGTCGGGCTGGACAGCAGTGCGTTTACATATTGCTCCATAGCAAAGTCGTAGCTTTTGGCCCCGAAACCCTTCTCGGCATACTTGGCTTTAGCTGTCGGGTTACGCAGGGTCAGCATTTGATGGAAATGGTAGTCAATGACGCCGTCGTCCATTTCGTTGACGAAGCGATCCATCTGCGCCGCGTAGTCGGCCACGTCCAAGTCTAGCTTCGATATGTTCCTAACGACTGCCAGGCCACGGCCATACTCTGAGACGTTGCCAGAAACCTGAGCGGCAAGGTTGGACTGCACGGTGGCAATGAAGCGCATCCGCTTAAAAATGTCCTCTTTAAGGGCGTCGGTCTTGGCCTTGGTGCCTTGGACCGCCAATGCTTCTAGCTCTTGGCCTAGCTTGATCATGCCCACGATGCCGGCCAGAACATCTTCCGGCGGCTGCACTTGGCCAGGCTTGCGGTTCATTAGCCGGTAGATAATAGGCTCATAGCCGGTGGCCTTGGCCATCTGCATCAGCTCGTCCATCGACTTGGTGTCGCGGCGCAGATAGGCAAAGACTTCTTTGTTGTTCTCTTTGATGTTGGTCAGGACGCGCTCAAGCGAAAAGGCTTCATCGCCTGTCTTGAACATGATTTCGTTAAAGCTGTCCTCACCGAATATCTCACCGATGCGGCCAAGGTCCAGCCCCTTGCTGATGCCGGCGTTTGCTTTCAGTGATTCGTTCAGCAGCTCTAGGTCTTCGTTGGGCATGGCCTTGATGACAAGGTCACCAGTCTCCATGCGCGTCACTGCCTCGTCAGGTATCTCCTGACCATAGGTCCGGGCTTCAGCTTTGCGGGTGGCTGTGGCAAGGGCATCAACAACGTCTTTAATTATTTTAGCCATCGGGAGCCTCCTGCGGAGGCCCGTCCGCTACTGGTCCTTGACCTCGGTATTCTTGATTGATGTCGGCGTTTCGCGTGAATCCGTATCGCTCGGAGAAGTCTCTGTCGACTTCATCGATCCGCGCGGTGAGCTTTGAGATGAGACTGCGAACTTTCCGTTGAAGATCGGGTGATCCTGCGGAAGATGCTGCTCCGATATAATCTTCGCCATTTTTGTTAACGCTCCAATCGTTACCGACGTAGCCCTCCTGGGCATTGAACGTACCCAGTTTTACACCAACGTCGTCGTCCAAGTCCAGTCTTTCAACAGCTTGTTTTACCAGTGCATGGAAGTCGGCATTCGTCCGCAGCATATCGTCGGAAAACCATGTGTCCTCCATTGCTTTGCTGCCGTCTTTGTTCTTTCGTGCAAATGCGAAGTTGATTAGGCGAACACCACCAGGCGCTGCGATTGGGTTATAATCTGTGTGGCCACTGAGTTCAGCCATGATTTCACCGAGCTGCTTTGTTTCGCGCTCTGAGAACTGTCTTCCAATCTCAATCAAGACGCCCTGGGAATCTTGCTTAGTTGCGTTGTAGAACGGTCGATGAAAACCAACCCCGTCCTGTTTCATTACCACGCCCCGAACTGCGGCATAGGCATGCATCAAATCCAGAGCGCCTGGCTCAACCTCTCCGTACTTTGTGCCGCCAGCCTTCGGTATCGCCAGCTCGGTCTGTGTGCCAGGGCTTACCTTGCCCTCAAAGTACCCCGGTGCCTCAAAGTCACCTGGTGTTGGGATGCCCAGCTCTTTGGCTACAAGGTCATTACCGTCTTCATCAAGGAACACTTTTGAAACAGCGACATGGTATTCCTGCTGTACTTCGTAGGGGGCATCAAACATTTCTGGCAAATGGTTGCCGGTGCGCCCTGGTATGCTTTCCCAGCTTATCTGTGCCTTGTTGTTTAGCAGCGCGTCAGAATAATCAAAGGCAGCGTCTGCTATGCTCATGCCATCATCTTTGGCTTTGTTAGCCACCCAGATCGCCGCCTGAACTTGCTGTGGCTCCCAACCCAAACGATCTGCAATCCGCTTTGTTTCCTCTTCTACGAATGTGTATTGGGCATCGGTTGGTGAGCCACTGTATGGACTGCCGTCTGCGTTTTTGAAGCCGAATGCCCTCATCATCCAAATATCTGCGGTAACGCCCTGTACCTTTGTTGGGTCGATTTCTCTCATGAGGTTTACATAAAAGTTATTGGTTTTGCGGCCTTCCCAATCAGTGCCTTCAAAAACAGCCTGAACTCTTTTGCTCATCGCTGCCGGGAAACGGCCAGTTTTTATTGGCTTGCCGGCTTTGTATTGGGCGTAGGCTCTTAGCGCATGATCGAAGTTAGGTTTCACACCGGTGGTTGCCGACGTGATTGCAATGGCTTGCACTAATTTTTCTGCTTCTTCCTTGTCGCCGCCGAGCGCATCTAGAATGGCTTTGCCACTGCGCTCATACCAGAAACGACCTGGCTCACCTTCTCTTGCTGCGGCTTCTAGATTGACACGCAGCGTGTCTAAGGTTTTTTGTGAATTGATGCTTGGGGGAGCGCCTACCACCTGACCAGACTTCCTAACCTTGCGGCCTGCGTAGGACAGCGCCTGGTCGATTGCTTTTTCCATATCACCACCAGCGGCGAGGGTGGTAGAGCCGGCAGCTTCATCCAGCCGTGCCTGGGCAGCTTCACCCGCTTTGACCACCCCCGACCTAATCGTATCAACGCCGCCTTTAGCAACGACGCCGGCACCCGGTATGCTCAAGAACGATGCGCCTTCAGCGGTGTCCAGCATCATCTGCTTGTCTTCTAGGCTGAAGTCGCTGTTGTTGACGATGTCCCTGTAGAGGCCCAGGAACCGCTCGGACCCGATTGTCTCGGATATGTCGGTCATGGTGGTGGTGAAGGCGTCTAGGCGGCTCTGATCGCCGGGAAACAGTGCGCTGCCCAGACCGCCGATCAACGACACTAGATCACCAGGCAGCCCAGCCGCACCAGCCGCTAGGCCGGCCCCGGCACTGCCGACAGCCTTGGGCAGATCAGCCAGACCCTCTTTGATGTTCTCCATCGGTGTGCCGTCACGGGTCATCCGGGGTGCATCGCCACTGGGATAGAATGCCTGGCCCTCGACCCGTGGCACCTCCAGCGATACGCCACCTTCCTGAATCTTGAACTCATGGCCCAGCTCTCTGGCTTCATGGCTCTCGCGCCTGGCTTGGAAAAGGTCGATCATTGGCTGACCTCCAAGGCGTCATTGAGCTGCTTGATGAACCCGTTGATAGTGCTTACCTCTTTGCCTCGAAGCGCCGGGATACGTTCCCTTGGGTTCATATTTTTCTGCGAAATGAAAAACCTTATCGCCCCTTCAAAATCCATATCCTCAAATGGTTCAACGCCGATCTTTTGCAGCTCTGGCGCAAGGTCGTTCAAAAATGAAATGGTGCGTTTGCCAGCATTGACCTTCATTGTGTTTTCAACGTCGGTGATCGCGCCACCCTCTTCCTCAATCAGCTCGGTTGCGATTGCGAAGGCATCGTAGTTCCGCCTAGTTGAACGGGCTTCCGTTAGGCGGCGCTCCAGCTTGCCGCGCAGTCGCGCAAAAATCTGAGCTTTTTGGAAGTTGGGGTCAGTGTCTTTGATGGCGCTGTAGTTTGCCGGCAGCTCAAACAAGCCACGCATATAGCTGGCTGTTTCAGCAAACTCCTCGTTCTCAAACTTGTTTGCATCGTCAAAGAATTTTTCTTGATCCTTGAGGCTTAATTTACCGGCGGCAGCGGCCTCTTCAACATCACCAAACGAAAGGTCAGCGCCCAGCCGTATTAAGTGACTTCGAGCATCTGGGTCAGATACTGTCCGTCGATTCCCGGCTTCTGCAAATTGCGTTTCCATTTCAGATGCTTTGTCTGGGTCGTTTTTTCTTAAAGCCTCGATGGCAGCATCGAAACCTGTCCCTGTAGCCATTGCACGACGGACATCGGCCACCAACTGGGGCAGCGCAGCTTCAGCCTTCGCGTTGACGTTCGCCTGTTGGTTTTCCTCAAAGTTAACCATCTCGGTCTGCATTCTCCGCAGCTCTTGGGCTATTTCGGTATTCGACATGCCCATGCTTTTGAGGAGCTGCACAGAGTTTCTGACGCCGATGGGCGTGTCACCGCCAACTCTGTTATTTTGCACGTTTGAAATAATCTTGACCGGGTCTTTCTGAGCAAAGGTGGCATCGGTCAGGACTTGCATGGCGGCAGTCTTCTGCGTGGCATCCATGTTGTCTTGGAAGGTTTTGATCTCTGAGCCTTCAAGGAAGCTGACTGATTTGTTGGTTTGCCCCTGCCGCAGTTTTTCTATTTGAACCAAGCCGTTCTGGCCTTTGAGACTATCGCTGATAGCTTCAACGCTGAAGATTGTTTCGTGCGCCTGTAGGAAGCCGACTTCCAGTCGCTCGTTGTTTTTTGCGACATAGGCTTCTAGGTATTTGTTGAATTTGCTGTTGGCAGTGATGGCCGCTTGGGCGCGAAACTTACGCGCCACGCCGGGTGCATTTTCATCTAGGACCGCCGCATAGCCGGCATTGATTGTATCTAACGCATCAGCAAAGGACTCCGGACTGAAGTCTGTGACCCCGACACTGGCGGCTAGATCAGCGCGTTGCTGGTCCGACATGCTTTGATCGTTCAGCCCGGTGTCGAACACCTGGGCTAGTGTAGACATCCGGTTTGAGGCTAGTGCGGTGATTTCATCATCGGCGATTGCCAGAGCTGCCTTGCGGACTGACCGGCCATAGATCGTGGTGTCATCACCGGGCAGCTCCAGCTCTTCACCCGACGCATAGGCTTCGTTGATTTGCTGTGGGGTGGGCGCGTTCTCTGCCCCGTACTCTGCGCCTTCAATCCTAGCTTTGTCGGCGGCTTGGTTCACGAAGAAGGACGATAGCCGGTCCAGTGAGCTGGCAAG